ATGAAAAAACATGCTATTGCAGTAATGATGATCGCCGTATTTTCTGAGTCGGTTTATGCGGAGTCTGCCTTATTTATTCCGGACGTCTCTCCTGATAGCGTCACGACATCCCTTTCCGTGGGTGTGTTAAATGGTAAATCCAGGGAGCTGGTTTATGATACCGACACCGGGCGGAAGCTGAGTCAACTGGACTGGAAAATAAAAAATGTCGCCACGTTGCAGGGGGATTTATCATGGGAACCCTATTCGTTCATGACGCTGGACGCCCGCGGCTGGACGTCTTTGGCGTCGGGATCGGGTCATATGGTTGACCATGACTGGATGAGCAGTGAGCAGCCTGGCTGGACCGATCGTTCAATTCATCCGGACACCAGCGCCAACTATGCTAATGAATACGATTTGAATGTGAAAGGTTGGTTATTGCAGGGTGATAACTACAAGGCGGGCGTAACAGCGGGCTATCAGGAAACCCGTTTTAGCTGGACGGCAAGAGGCGGGTCTTATATTTATGATAATGGTCGGTATATTGGTAACTTTCCTCATGGCGTGCGCGGCATAGGTTATAGCCAGCGTTTCGAAATGCCCTATATCGGGCTGGCGGGTGATTATCGTATTAATGACTTTGAGTGTAATGTACTGTTTAAATACAGCGACTGGGTAAATGCGCATGATAATGACGAACACTACATGCGCAAACTTACCTTCCGTGAAAAAACGGAAAATTCACGATATTATGGCGCTTCTATTGACGCCGGATATTATATTACCAGTAATGCAAAAATCTTTGCTGAGTTTGCTTACAGTAAATATGAAGAAGGTAAGGGCGGTACGCAAATCATAGATAAAACCAGCGGTGATACGGCGTATTTTGGTGGCGATGCCGCAGGTATAGCTAATAATAACTATACGGTTACCGCGGGGTTGCAGTACCGCTTCTAGACCACATCAGCATGTCATCGGTCATAACCGGCCGATGACGACTTTTTGCTGAGCGTATGGCATGTCCGGTGATATTGCATAGGGGCAATAAAAGTAACATGAAAGGGGAACCGCTCGAAAGGTTATGCAGCAAGAAGAGAATGTCCTGGGTATCAATGGTGTCCCCTGCAGACACCTAATGAATGTCGTAAGTGCAGGGAATTTATGATGAATTAAAGAAGTGAAGAATTTTATGCCCGCATTTATGCCCACAAAGGCAATTCATGAGACATTTTGAAGGGGTGAGAAGTGGCTGCGTTTCCAGTTTTGATAGTCGGCATAAACCCACCTGGATGCGCTGCCGATTTTGTGCGGGGAAGGCAATTTACCTTTCTTTATTTCTGAGTAAATGAACGTTTTACCCATGCCAGAATCCTCCATCATGAACTTTAAGTCAACAAGTGAGTCGTCGCGTAATTCGCGCATAGGTTTTATCTCCGGTTTGGGGAATCGAACTTGGAAGGAAGGGATATCTTGAGAAATGCACAGGCCTCATCGAGTGTGAGACTGTGTGATTCCATGGTTACTCCGATAAAAGAAATCCCCGCGAGTGCGAGGATTGTTATTTTTGCGGTGCTGAGAGTCGAGCTGCTGCGCTTCAGCATCTGTGGACTCTCCCCATAAGCAAACAAGCACCCCGAAGAGCGCTTGTTTTATCTTGCCGCATAAGATAGCTATGTGCTGAATGACATACGAACGTATAATCTTCGCATGAGGTATGTTAAAAGCTATCGCATCATTGGAGTTTGAAGTTGTCGATATCATCTACAAATTCCAGATACCCATCTTCAACGCTTTTTAAAACAAGTAAATGCTTAATTCCCTCACTTAATGAGGTTGGCCTTTCAAGTACAAATTCGAACCCATCCTCGTAAATTTTTCCTAACCAATAACCACCGCCATATTCTTTAAGCCTTTGAAAGAAAACATATCCTCCAGGCTTGAAATAATTGAGTGTCTCGTCTCTATAAACGATTTGGTAGTTAGGTACTTTGCCACCCATTTTTGCCACCATGAATACTGTATTTTCATACAGTATAAATTAAAGCAAATGTTGGTCAATTTTGAAGGGTGAAATATCACTTCATCTCCTGTTGTGGTGCTGCTGCCAGCGCAGCCTTGTAACCGGCTGCATGACCGCGAAAGTTAGCAATCTCTGATAGCCACGCTTTAATCATGGCCTGAGTTGGCTCTTTTGGCACCATAACCCAATCATCCGGAATTGCCGGAGAGTTGCCATCAGGAATATTTTCCGGAATATTTTGTCGTGCGTTTTGTGGTTGCTCGACCCCCTGAAGCATGGCGGCGCGGCAGGCGTTATAGCCTTGCGCAAAGCTCTTTTGATAAAGATTCATGTCATCAGATGTCGCCATTTCATCAGGCACTACCGGCGCAGGCTGCTCTTTGAATTCGTCGGCATAACGAATAACACGGTCAATGAGACGCTGTATCCAGCGCTCTATCTGGAAATTAAACTCTTCCTTTGATTCAGGTAACGCAACACCAACAACACCCAACGCCTTGTCCAGATTTTTAGGGATAAATTCTTTGTCTACCGACACTGGCTGGGCGTGACGATAGAGCGGGACATCTCCCACTATGTATTTCGGTCCTATCACTCCTGTTTCACCACAATAAACCTCCGCAAGATCACCCTCGCTCGTCCACGCTACCGGCTCCGCGTCCAACGATGCCAGTGCGATACGCGCCAGTTCACGCAGGTTTTCGCTATACGGTGACGTGTTATCACGACTGATTACGTGGTTCGCCGTATCAATTAAAATCTGTTTTTGCTGTTCTCTGGTAATAGTGGTCATGGTTAGTCCTTCACAAAAATAATCCAGTGGGTTTTATCGTTCTTCCCGGTTCGCTGGCCAATAATTGGTTTTACGTCCGTCAACGCCAGAATCTGGCTCACAGGGATTTGCGTTTCGTTCCATTTGAAAATGAGCACGCCGTGTGGCCGCAATACGCGAAACGCCTCTTTGAATCCGGCGCGGAGGTCAGAACGCCACGTTTTTTTATTCAGGCGCCCGTATTTTTTACCCATCCAGGCAGACTGGCCCACACGCTCCAGGTGTGGCGGATCAAATACCACGACAGGAAACGACGCATCAGCGAACGGCAATGCGCGGAATTCGGCAATGAGTTCAGGACTGATAACCAGACGGCGACCGTCACACAATGTGTGCTCTTCTGCCCGAATATCTGCGAACACTGCGCGGGTATCGAGTTTGTTGAACCAGAACATACGGGAGCCGCAACACACGTCCAAAATTGTTTGCTGTGACATCACGACTCCTTAACCTTGATGCCAGCGGCGCGGATTGCTTTCTTCACAAGTCGCTTATCAAGGACAGGAATATCGCGAGATAAATCATCGTGCTCGTACCAGAATGTAGGTGGCAGCGTCACCTCCCGCGCCTCCAGTTCTGCTATGCGCTCCTCGAGTTCACAGACTCGGCATTGTTCGTCATCATCAATCAGATAAAGGCCGATGAACTCACCCCCCCACCCAGCCACCTAAATCATGGTCGTAACGCTCGCAAGAAAACTCGCCGCTGCTATCTCTGGTCGGGATAGTGTAACTGTCGAACGGCCCGCCATATGTCGGCACATAACCAAGCGTTTCATGTTCAATCCACATGAAGAACTTGCGTCCGGTAACCGGGCAAACATCTGGTTTCCACTGGCTGTTAACACTTGCCGCTCTGTCGTTTACCTTTGCCTTGTCGAGGTAGCGCTGACTGCTGATAAGCGGACCTTTGATGTTGCTCATTGGGCTGTCTCCGGTGGATACCAAATATCGTCGAAATATTTTTCTGCAACGCACATGTTGAAGTGCTCGAGATTCATCTCCTCCACCTGGAGTTTTGCCCCAACAATACCTGTACATCGATTGACGTAATCCCGGTTTTCTGGGGATTCCGTTACCCACTCCATAAGGTCTTCGGTGACACTTTTTAAGCAACGTAAGGCGCAGTCCAAATCAGTAAAATTCTGAGCATCAGTGATGCAGGAGACGACATAATACGTGGTGACTTTTGGCCCATCAGCGCGTCGTTTAAGCTCTCTTTCGATATCGTTTTTCAGATCAACCAGTTCATAGTCATTGAGTTTGTCGATGTTGCTCATTGGGTTACTCCTTTGCGAAGCTGGGCGGCGAACTCGTCAGCATCAAAAATCTTGTAGCGCAGGCTCACATGCGCTGCATCAAAAATATTTTCTGCAGTTGTTGGCAATGCGGTGAGTTGCGCCCTGTATTTATCTGCGAACATCTCCACACCCTGCGCTCGTACTTCAGCCAGGAAAGCGTCGGTGGCTGGGGTGCCTACCGACTTGCGAAGAATGTTATAGGCCGCCATCATGGCTAGCTCTGGCACGTCATCGTCAGCATAGAACGCATCAAGACATGACATCATCGCCGACAGTGTAGGATTCTGGTATTTAAGTTCCTCATTCTCCGCAGCTAGCGCCGAAAACTTCTCGTGCGCCAACTTAACAACTGCATCAGCCTGCTTAAGTGACTCCATTGCTTTATCGTTATCCACCGTTAACACCGCGTATTTAGCCTCAAGCTCCGCATAATCACTATGACGCACCATATCAGTACAGAATGATTCTCCTGTTATTGGTGGTGATAACTGGTCACTGACAATCGTGTATATTTTCACTTCTTTCATTTCTTCCCACTCCGCAACATTGCATTCAGATATTTGTTTTCATTCACTGATGGAAAACTTTTTCTCGCCAGCATTTCTTCGCGTGGAATATCGTTGATGGGCTTGAAGCGGTGTCGAATAATCATTTCCGATGGAAGGATGCCGGGGTCGTAGGACAAACCTCTCATGATGAATTCCTCTTTGTTAATTTATTCGTATTCCAGATCTTTCTTCGTTGAGTTTTTTTATCTTGTATCGCATAGCTCTTACTGAATAAATTGAGCGGCAGGTTGCAATTGCTATTTCTTCTGCGGAGAACTTACCGAAAAGTGATACTTCGGCTCTTGTCCATCGTCTTCCACGAAGTCGGCTAACAATGTCAGTGCCAATCCTTGTTGCTTTCGCCATTACTGCTTTTTCAGTCCTTTCCAGTTTTTCAGCGATAACTTCAACTGGCATTGTCGCCGCCACTTCGCGCAAGAAATCGACTTCCCATTTATCCCATGGAGTCTTTTTCATAGTCGATACCGTTATTTGATAAGAAGTGAAGGTTTCCCAACTTTGAGTTGAGCTCCGGGGATATTTATTCCTGCTTTTAGTTGGTGTTTGATTGCCAGTTTGTCGGCTTTAATTGTCGTTTCAAACTCAACGTATTCAGGAGGAAGGGCGCTTGAGTCGATGATTTCTACAGTTTCTGACGGTTTGCGGATTGTTACCTGGTGAATACCTGCTCGAATCTTTTTCTTGCCAACCATTTCAAGCGATGACGCTATATACGCCATAATGCTGTCAATCTTATTTTGAATTACTGCGGCTCGCTCATTTAGTGACTTTGCCTCTTCCTTGAGGCGTTCAGCATAACCAGATTCATTTTTAATGACGGAAAGAAGTTGCTCTATTTTATCGGTAAATTGTCCTTCCATGCCTTCTATTGTGTCAGCAATCATCTCTGGTTCTAAATCTGAATCCATCAATTTTGCGTATTCATTGGCAATTTCATACAGTTTGCTCACTGGCAACCTCCAGTTTCGCTTTGCATTCTATGTAAATGGCTTGTATGTTCTGCTGCAATTTCATTCCAGATGTCAGGCGATATGCTTCTGCAAAATATCTCTTCAAATCATCCATGTTTTCAGCCTGAGCCATTTCATCACAAAGAAGTTGTGCTTTTTCCATTATTTCCTGCTGGCGTTTCCGTTCATCTTCGCGGATATCTTCCTCTGATTTGTGCGGCATAACTGGTTCCTGATGCATACCTTCATCTTCGTTAAGAAGATGAATGGCATTATCCAGTCGCTGGGCTTTAGGCCAGTATTTGCTGGCGCGTTTAACTATGGTTTTGCGCGCCATCTCTTCCCAGAATGTCTTCCACGGTCCATTCTTTGCCTTGCTCGTTGCTTCCACAGCTTTAATTTCTGCCAGACTCATTTCTTCAGTGAGGTAGTCACCATCTGCTGTTTTAACTGTGCAATAACCACCAACAATAGAGCCTCGCTCACCAAATGCGTTGTATTTGTGGGTTGGTGCAGAATCAAGCCCGTTTGATTCATAGGTGTCGTTTGAGTACACCAGTTTGCATTGCCCCCACTTAATTGATCCTGTCGATTGCGCAAGATGAAGTAATCCCATGTAACTGATATCAAGGCACACCATGCCGTCGCGAGGAACCAGATAAGCCAGTTTGCTGGCCGGGTTTAAGGTGATGCCGATCGCCGCAACATTGATGATGGCGTTCTGTGCGCTGGTTGGATTTGCCAGTGCTGTTTTAGCCAGGTAATCATTTTTCTGGAAATACTGAATTGCAAACTGGCTTTCCTTAGCCCATGTCACCGTCTGTTCAGTCAATGCTCCGCAGAATAACTGCTCCTGCTGTTTAACGAATTCAACGATATTGCTCATGCAGCTTCTCCAAAAATGTGTCTGCGTTTGAATATTGCGAAGGCATATTCAGCCTTAACTCTTTCGGTTATTGCATCCCAGAACCATTCAGCGGCTTTTTCCTGATAGTTGCAGTCATCATCTTCCAGCCAGTCGATAGCGTCCTTAGTGTGTTCATCTGGTTTATATGAGCGAAGCATTTCACTTATTGGGTCGCAACGTTTACAGAGGCGATCAACTTCACTGTTAATTCGTTCATAATCATCATCGGTAAAACTTGCGATGATTTGCGATATTTCACGCTTATCATTCAGAGTCAGAATCATCATCGTTCTCCTGTTCTTTCTGCTGATTGAGCATGTCCTGCATTAATCGGATAAAAGCATCATCTGTCCATGTGTCAGCGATACTCATTTCTTGCGGTACCATGGAAGGTTTATTGCTGATTTCATTTCCTCGGTAGCTTGTTTCCACATGTGTCCGTCACCAAGAAAACGAGCGATAACAGCCTTGCTTTGTGCTGCAATTAACTTTTGGTGATTGATGGTTATTTGGCTTTGCATAACGCCTCCAGTTGCTTACGGACAGAGCGAATAAGACGGCGAACACGTTTTGATAATTCGGATTCAGCGGGATAAAAAGCGGACATGACGCCGCTTCCCGCAAAGCTGAGTTGCATCATGGGAAGTTCCTTATGTTTATTTATTGGCATAGCGAAAACGCCTCGATATGAAGCGCTATTGATATACTGGTAAAAAAGCCGCCCTGACTGCGAGCGGCAAATAACATCAAGGGATGATTTTTCGATTAACCAGAACGAGTCGTCGTCCTCGTTTGGTTACGAGCGATATTGCTCACAATGATCACTATTAAAATGTTCATTAGGTGCTTATTCGCTGACAAATTTGGTAAGACTTTCGTGTAGCGAAACCAAAATTTCATCATCAAACCCATCAAGTAATGCTTGTTCGATAAGTTTTATAATTTCTGATGCTTGCTCTTTATTTATTTCCATCACTCCTCCCCAAGAGCCTTGCTGATGGCTGAGCGAGCTTTTCTCTCAGCGTTTGAAATATCTTTAGAACTACCATTTGACCAGGAGTTGAGAAGCAATTGTAGCGCTTCCAATAACTCCGGAGCTGCTGCTATCAAGTGTGCATTGGCCTCACATTCAGCTACGCGATTTTCGTCATGGGTCATGATAAAACCAAGCTGCAACCCAGCTCTATCTTGCCTGCAAATGCGAACATCCTTTCCGCTCCAAGGACCTGGCGTACCTTTAAACTTTTTCATATTCACCTCTGTGTCTCGCTGCCAAAAATACGCTTACTCAGTTACTTCATCTGCATATTCTTTACTTGTTAACCAATCCGGGCGTTCACCTTTACCAATATAGAAGTCGATAATGTCCAGAAGACGTGGATAAAATTTAAGAGCTTTACGACCATCCATCTCAGCAATTTCCTGCTTACTATATTTTCTCCATTCCTCAACTGTGTGGTTCTGGCATCCTGCTCGTACATATTCACCGTTCGTTATACTTATGAAGTATTTCTCACCCAGGATTACGAAAGTTAGATCAGGCAGGTCGGCACCGCGCAGGTTGGCACAGCACAGGTTGGCACAGCGCAGGTCGGCATCAAGCAGGTTGGCATCGCGCAGGTCGGCACAGCGCAGGTCGGCATCAAGCAGGTCGGCACAGCACAGGTTGGCACAGCGCAGGTCGGCACCGCGCAGGTTGGCACCGCGCAGGTCGGCACCGCGCAGGTTGGCACCGCGCAGGTCGGCACCGCGCAGGTCGGCATCAAGCAGGTTGGCATCGCGCAGGTCGGCACAGCGCAGGTCGGCATCAAGCAGGTTGGCACAGCACAGGTTGGCACAGCGCAGGTCGGCATCAAGCAGGTTGGCTCTCGATCCGCTCTCACGCATTGAGGTAATCCACACCTTGTGCTCTTCAAGAATCTTCGATAAATCTGCTGAATTCATGTTGTTATTCCTTAAATTTTGGCAATAAAAAAGGCCGCATTGCGACCTGATTAGATATTTGAAGTGAGATAAAAGAAGACCGACTATGTAGCCTTTAGTTTTTCCAGTTCTCTTGCAATCATTGCCGTGGTTCTAATTGCCCATTTATCGACAATCTTTCCATCTTCTCTCATCAGAGCCATTTCCTCAGGCTTCACCATGCATTCAGCATCAAGCTTGCAGCCTTTGCATTTCACAAAGCGACTACACCATTGGTTGGTATCAATAGTCGTAGTCATATTGGTAGTCCTGGTATTGTTCCATCACATCCTGAGGATGCTCTTCGAACTCTTCAAATTCGTCTTCCATATCTCACCTCAAATAAGTGGTTTGCTTCCAAAAGAAAACACGCCTAAGCTGGTCTATTTCTGAGAAGAAAGTGAGTTCATAACTAACTTTGCTTCATTCCATTTTGCAACAGCAGCTTCGTGCTGCTTAATTAATGAATTTACTGAATCGCAAAGGCCATTATCAATCCAGTGACGATGCATGTTGCACAGGCGATCATTAAGTCTCACAACGTCACTCTGCGCAGCAACTACAATTCTGCGTACTTCTTGGTATGTCATACACTCACCTCAATCGTAATAAGCTGGAATTGATTTTCCGCGTTGCTTCTGTACGGCGTGAATTTTATTTCCGAGCGGATTAGCATCGTGGTAGTAAATTCGGTTCTGCTTGCGCTCTACTTTCTCTTGCTTAACCTTGTTCCCGGCACGTGAAACTGCTTTTGTTACCCTGTCAACGCGATGCGATTTAACCTCCTGAGAAGCATCAGGAACATCGCAGCCAAGAATTGAATCGATGATATTGCAGATGGTGTCGCGCTCTATGGCTAGCTTTCTGCGCCGCTCATGACGGCGAGTTTTAGCATTGCCTGCAAACGTTGACTTCCCGTAGGTGATAACCGTCATGATTTATCCCTAAAGATATTTTATTGATTGAAGTTAAAAGAAAGACGACGTAACAGGCGTGGTGCCCGGTAAAATGGTTTATCTAAAAACGAATATTTGTGAAACCAAACACGACCTCGCTCGTCTCCATTTCTGTTGCCTTCAGGACGACGCTTTAAGGTGAAATGAATAATTGTTTTTGTAGTGGTTTTTGGCTTACGCATCTGTTTACCCTCATGTGAAATGGCTTTGGTACTGGCGCAGGAACCTGTCTCAATTTCCTGATTTCAAGTGGCTTCTCAGTCCGGCCCGATCGGTACAGCTAGGCCTAAGCTCCACCACACGCCAGTCCAAACCCATCTCGTTTGGCATCTTGTCGCGCTTTGTCAGCGCATCATCGAAGTTAAAGAGCGTTGCCTTTCCGTTTGGCTACCAGCGTCCTGCTGATGGCTTAACAATACAAAATGTACTTAATATCGTCAATACAAAATGTACTGAAAATTGATAAATAAATACTATGTGTATGAAAATGAATGGAAAAAATATTTTGGTATTAAAAAACCCGCATAAGCGGGCTAGGGGAGGGAATTGTTAGAGGCCTTGCCATTTTGCTTCAATGACAACACCGATAATGCGACAATTTCCGTTTATGGGGATCATGTGATAGCTGGGGTTTAACGGTTTAAGATATTTCTGTCCAGCGTCAACAATATATTTCTTGAAGGTTGCCTCGTTTTCAGACTCAAGCTTTGCCACCACGAGTCTTCCATTAGTCGGTTCGATAGCCGGATCAACAAGAATTTGCATTCCTTCCGGTATGCTTAATCCTGTAGGAGATGTCATAGAGTCGCCACGAACGGTTAGCCAGAATGACCTTTCGCTTGCATGTGCAGTTGTCTCAGGCCACACCTCTATTTCTCGGAGTTGGTAAGGTTCAACAGCCTCACACCAGTTACCTGCGCTCACCCAGCTAATCAGGGGAAATCTCCTTATTTCTGTGTGTGGACGAGGACTTGAAACATTGTTCAGGTTGGAGTCTGGATAATCAACCATCCCATCAGAACTTAATACTAGCTCCTTCAATCCTAGCTGCTTCATGATCGCTGCAATATCTTCAATACTTGGTTCGCGGCGGCCATTAAGCCAATGACCTATCGCCCCCTGAGTCTTACCGAGAGCTTCAGCAAGTTTATCCTGGGTTAGGCCTATTTGTTTCATTCTGGCTTTCGCCAGCTCATTCCACGGTGTTTTCATGCGCCGATTATTACGAGATGTATTGACTGTGACAACACACATATTGTATTAATTACCTTGCTTTTATTTAGTACGAAATGTATTATTAAGTTACGTACCATCCTGAGGAGATATACCGATGAGCAATCTTCGGAAAATCCGGGAAACCATGAAGGTATCCCAGGCCGTTCTGGCCGAAAAGGTTGGGTGTACTCAGGGAGCAATTGGTCATTACGAATCAGGGCGACGCCATCCGGATTTGAGAATGTGCCGCCAGCTCGTAGAGGCGCTCAATAGTTTTGGCGCGAATGTTCAGCTAGACGATGTGTTCCCACCTGAACTTAATGCTGCCTAAGTAGTACCGCTCTTTACCAATATGAACCGCCGACAACGCGGTAGATCTATTCAACGGATTTGCGTGTATTTGCGAATCCAACTCTATCCAATTTCTAAGGAATATTTTGAATGAACGTAGTTGCAACTAAAAGCAAGAAGGCGGCTCGCATTGAGTCCACTTTACTCAACAAGTTAGCCATGATGGGGCAGAAGACATTCGCTAAAGCTATGGGTGTTCCTGAATACCAGGTAAGCCGATGGAAGAACGGTTTCTTCTCTCAGGTCAGCATGATGCTTGCGGTTCTGGAGTATGGAATCGAAGACGAGGAAATGGCAGAGCTCACTAGGCGACTTGCTACCTACCTGACAAAAGAAAAAGCCCCGAAGAACGGAGAATTCTTCGAGGCCTGATGTAGAAAGACTGGATCAATCCACAGGAGTAATTATGCCAAAACAACTCAGTCCTGACCAGGACAAAATTCACAAACACATACTACGTGATCGCTTCCTGTCCAGCTTCAAGCAGCCTGGTCGATTCCGGGCTGAGTTGGAGAAGGTGAAGCTGATGCAGAAGGAGAAAGGTCATGAGTAACATATCCAATCTAGCCGAAGCCAGAGAGGCCAGAAGGCTCCAGAAGCCGCGTACAAATGGCGGTAAGGGGTTTGCCTTGATTCACCGTCAATTCATGGATAGCAAGCTATACAAGGATTCTCAGGCTGTGCATCTTTTCCTGCACCTGATACTGAAAGCCAATCACTCTCCGGCAGTCGTAAATACCGACATTGGTGAGATGTTGGTTGAGCGAGGACAGCTAATTACCGGACGGCCAAAACTGGTAAGTGAAACATTCATCCCGGATAACAAAGTAAAAAGTTTGCTTCGTTCTTTTGAAGGGAATGGAATGATTCGTATCGAGTCGAAAGGGAGAAAATTCAGCCTGATAACAGTGTTGAAATATGATGATTTTCAGGCTCCAAATTGTCCAACGGATGTCCAACGATTGTCCAACGCAAACACCAGTAATGACGCGGCTCACAGCGAATGTTGTCCAACGGGTGTCCAACGATTGTCCATAAACAATAATATAAATAATATCTCTAATACTAACGTATTAGAGAGTACCGCAGCAGACGAAAATCCTGACAAGAAAAAATCGGCTCTCAGTTGTCAGGATGTTGTCGATGCTTACCACGAATTACTTCCTGAAGCTTCCAGGGTTCGCGCACTGAATGACAAACGTAAAAACCAGATCCGAACTTTCTGGCGAAAAGCCGGAGTGATAACACGCCAACTTGACGGGCATGGTTTCACGATGCAGGACTGGAGAAATTATCTGAGCTACGTAGGCGAAAATTGCCGATGGATGTTCGAAGAACGCCAAAACCATCAACGCGGAACCGTCTGGCACAAAAAGGGATTTGATTTCCTGCTTAACGATAATACCTACCTGAAAGTTCGTGAGGGTGAACACGATGACCGATAATTTTTACGCGCCGCCACATAGCATCGAGGCGGAGCAGGCGGTGATTGGTGGATTGCTTCTGGATGATGACAGCAGTGAGCGCGTCCAGAAAGTTCTGGCGATGCTGAAGCCTGATTCATTTTACAGCCGACCACACAAAATCCTTTTCGAAGAAATAACCAGAATGCACCGGGAGCAAAAGCCAGTAGATGGCCTGACGCTTTTCGATGAACTGGAGCGTAAATCGTTAACGGTTTCTGTTGGTGGTTTTGCTTATATCGCTGAGATCGCAAAGAACACGCCAAGCGCAGCAAACATCGTTGCCTATGCAATGCAGGTTCGCGAAACCGCAATGGAACGCTACGCCATCAACCGCATGACTGAAGCGACGGAATTGCTCTATTCCCGAAACGGAATGACTGCAACGCAGAAGTACGAAGCTATTCAGGCGATTTTCACACAACTGACAGACCATGCAAAAACCGGATCGCGTCGCGGCCTTCGCTCATTTGGTGAGGTCATGGAGGACTGGGTTGGTGACCTTGAGAAGCGATTTGACCCGTCAGGCGAACAACGAGGAATGAGCACAGGGATCCCATCGTTGGACAGGATGCTGTCACCTAAAGGTCTGGTAAAAGGCTCTCTGTTCGTCATTGGCGCTCGCCCTAAGATGGGGAAAACGACGCTATACAGCCAGATGGCAATCAACTGCGCAGTGCATGAGAAAAAACCTGCCCTGATGTTCAGCCTTGAAATGCCAGGCGACCAGATACTGGAAAAACTGGTAGGGCAAAAGTCAGGTGTTAACCCGAATATTTTTTACCTTCCGGCGACAAATGACGCTGATGACGGCTATCAGGGTGATTACGATGGTGACTTCAACAGGGCGATCGAAACAGCCAATCGCTTGAGTGAAATCGACCTGCTTTACATCGACGACACGCCGGGATTATCTCTGGCTCAAATCGTCAGCGAAAGCCGTCGAATCAAGCGAGAAAAGGGATGTGTTGGCATGATTCTGGTCGATTACCTGACACTAATGACCGCTGAAAAGGCCGATCGTAACGACCTTGCTTACGGCATGATTACTAAGGGGCTGAAGAACCTTGCCAAAGAGCTTGATTGCGTTGTTGTGCTTCTGACGCAGCTTAACCGCGCACTGGAAAGCCGAACTAATAAACGCCCATTACCAAGCGACTCCCGAGATACAGGGCAGATTGAACAGGATTGCGATTATTGGGTTGGTATCCATCGTGAAGGTGCTTTTGATGACAGCGTTCCGCCTGGTGAAACCGAACTAATCCTTCGTCTAAATCGCCATGGAAATACCGGCACGGTGTATTGCATTCAGGCAAATGGCGCTATTTATGACACAGACCAACAGTCTGCTGAAATGCGCCGCCGTGAACGCGAGGAACCGCAGTCCAAGAAGAAAGGAGGATTCTGATGACCATCTACATCACTGAGCTAATAACAGGCCTGCTGGTAATCGCAGGCCTTTTTATTTGGGGGAGAGTAAATCGTGGTTAAGTTTATGCTCGTCGCACTCAAATGCGTTGGCGTTGGATGGATTCTTCTTACGTTTTTTATTGTTCTGCATAGCTACATTCGTCTTGTGAATGACGGTAAAGATCCATGGTATACGTTGTTTGGCGCTGCATTTGTCTGGGTGATTATCGGTGTTATGCCTGTTGTCGTAGCAAAAGTGGCGTGGCGTTTTGTTAGTTGAACTGAGGGTAAGTATCGATGGACGAATCAAGAAAGCAGTTTGAAGAAAGTTGGTTGCGACGTGGAGGCGAATCCTCAGACCTTATCCGTTACCCTGAAAATCACCATGAAATTGGCAGTGGTAATATTGGTGGTCAATACGTGATGGACGATGTTCAAGGCCACTGGCAAACGTGGCAGGCATCGCGAGCAGCTATCGAGATTGAGTGTCCTGGAAAAAGAGAGCGTGAGGCATTTTCTACCGATTTCGAGGATGGGGTCACATTTGGTTATAACGACGCAATTAGTGAATGCGAAGGACGGATTCGCGCTGCTGGAGTCAAAGTGAAGGAGTGAGTATGAGTCGACGAAGTAGCTTTTTGGGGTTTGTAATATTCCTGTTCTGCACTGGTTACATCGTAATCTGGTCAATTTCGAACATTGACCGTGGCGGGGAATATCTCATTGTAATGTTCTTTCCTTTGTTTCTTGGGTGGTACGCCGCAAGGTTGCTGGAAGAATGGGGTTACAGGCATAAAAAATAAAGGAGTATTCAGTGAAGCAAACAATCTTCCTCCGAACTAAGCAACAACAGCAAGCTGCAATAAATGCCATCCTCGCAACACCACTCGATAAAGACAAGCCAGTCACCATCCGCATTACTGACTACAAGCGCAACCTTGACCAGAACGCAAAATTTCACGCGATGCTGGCGGATATCGCACGTCAGGTTCAATGGTGCGGCAAATGGTTAAAACCGGAACAATGGAAGGTTTTGTTGATCAGCGGTCATGCAGTGGCAACAAAGCAGGAAGCTGATGTTTTGCCCGGCCTTGAAGGCGAATACGTCAACATTCGCGAAAGTAGCGCGCAGATGAGTGTGAAGCGTATGGCAAGTCTGATTGAGTACACGACAGCATGGGCTATTGGTCAGGGTGTCAGATTTACCGACAGGAGGTACGAATGAGACGACAGCGACGAAGTTTCACCGATATCATCTGCGAAAACTGCAAATACCTTCCAACGAAACGCTCCAGAAATAAACGCAAGCCAATCCCAAAAGAATCTGACGTAAAAACCTTCAACTACACGGCTCACCTGTGGGATATCCGGTGGCTAAGACATCGTGCGAGGAAATGACAATGGATTATTCACAGTTAAGTGATTTTGAAATTAACAAGCGAGTATTTAAAGCGATAGTAGGGGCAAAACCATTAGGTTATCCGCACAACGCAGATGGACGGTCTGTCGGCAATGAATCAAATGGTAATTATCGATGGTACGACTACTGCAATAATCCTGAAGATGCAGAGCCGATTATCGTAGAGAACAGAATTGGCATTATTCCAGCGCCAGAAAATGGATTATGGAAGGCAGCGCATAGAAAAGTTGGCAGTGATAGTACCCCGTATCATATGACTCAAGATGAAAACCCACTCCGCGCCGCCATGATTGTCTTTCTCATGATGCAGGACGCCAATAATGCTTAGCCCATCCCAAACCCTTCAATACCAGAAAGAAAGCGTCGAGCGAGCTTTAACGTGTGCTAACTGCGGTCAGAAGCTGCATGTGCTGGAAGTTCACGTGTGTGAGCACTGCTGCGCAGAACTGATGAGCGATCCGAATAGCTCAATGTACGAGGAAGAAGACGATGGCTAAACCAGCGCGAAGACGATGTAAAAACGAAGAATGTCGGGAATGGTTTCACCCTGCATTCGCTAATCAGTGGTGGTGCTCTCCAGAGTGTGGAACCAAGATAGCACTCGAACGACGAAGTAAAGAACGCGAAAAAGCGGAAAAAGCAGCAGAGAAGAAACGACGACGAGAGGATCAGAAACAGAAAGATAAACTTAAGATTCGAAAACTCGCCTTAAAGCCCCGCAGTTACTGGATTAAACAAGCCCAACAAGCTGTAAACGCCTTCATCAGAGAAAGAGACCGCGACTTACCATGTATCTCGTGCGGAACGCTCACGTCTGCTCAGTGGGATGCCGGGCATTACCGGACAACTGCTGCGGCACCTCAACTCCGATTTGATGAACGCAATATTCACAAGCAATGCGTGGTGTGCAACCAGCACAAAAGCGGAAATCTCGTTCCGTATCGCGTCGAACTGATTAATCGCATCGGGCAGGAAGCAGTAGACGAAATCGAATCAAACCATAACCGCCATCGCTGGACTATCGAAGAGTGCAAGGCGATCAAGGCAGAGTACCAACAGAAACTAAAAGACCTGCGAAATAGCAGAAGTGAGGCCGCATGACGTTCTCAGTAAAAACCATTCCAGACATGCTCGTTGAAGCATACGGAAACCAGACAGAAGTAGCACGCAGACTGAAATGTAGTCGCGGTACGGTCAGAAAATACGTTGATGATAAAGACGGGAAAATGCACGCCATCGTCAACGACGTTCTCATGGTTCATCGCGGATGGAGTGAAAGAGATGCGCTATTACGAAAAAATTGATGGCAGCAAATACCGAAATATTTGGGTAGTTGGCGATCTGCACGGATGCTACACGAACCTGATGAAAAAACTGGAGACGATAGGATTCGACACCAAAAAAGACCTGCTTATCTCGGTTGGCGATTTGGTCGATCGCGGTACAGAGAACGTCGAATGCCTGGAATTAATCACATTCCCCTGGTTCAGAGCTGTACGTGGAAACCATGAGCAAATGATGATTGATGGCTTATCAGAGCGCGGAAACGTCAATCACTGGCTGCTTAATGGCGGTGGCTGGTTCTTTAATCTCGATTACGACAAAGAAATTCTGGCCAAAGCTCTTGCCCATAAAGCAGATGAACTTCCGTTAATCATCGAACTGGTGAGCAAAGATAAAAAATATGTCATCTGCCACGCCGATTATCCTTGTGACGAATACGAGTTTGGAAAGCCAGTTGATCATCAGCAGGTAATCTGGAACCGCGAACGAATCAGCAACTCACAAGACGGGATCGTGAAAGAAATCAAAGGCGCGGACACGTTCATCTTTGGTCATACGCCAGCAGTGAAACCACTCAAGTTTGCCAACCAGATGTATATCGATACCGGCGCAGTGTTCTGCGGAAACCTCACATTGATTCAGGTACAGGGAGAAGGCGCATGAGACTCGAAAGCGTAGCTAAATTTCATTCGCCAAAAAGCCCGATGATGAGCGACTCACCACGGGCTACGGCTTCTGACTCTCTTTCCGGTACTGATGTGATGGCTGCTATGGGGATGGCGCAATCACAAGCCGGATTCGGTATGGCTGCATTCTGCGGTAAGCACGAACTCAGCCAGAACGACAAACAAAAGGCTATCAACTATCTGATGCAATTTGCACACAAGGTATCGTGGAAATACCGTGGTGTGGCAAAGCTTGAAGGAAATACTAAGGCAAAGGTACTGCAAGTGCTCGCAACATTCGCTTATGCGGATTATTGCCGTAGTGCCGCGACGCCGGGGGCAAGATGCAGAGATTGCCACGGTACAGGTCGTGCGGTTGATATAGCCAAAACAGAGCAGTGGGGGAGAGTTGTTGAGAAAGAGTGTGGAAGATGCAAAGGCGTCGGCTATTCAAGGATGCCAGCAAGCGCCGCATATCGCGCTGTAACGATGCTAATCCCCAACCTTACCCAACCCACCTGGTCACGCACTGTTAAGCCGCTGTATGACGCTCTGGTGATGCAATGCCACAAGGAAGAGTCAATCGCAGACAACATTTTGAATACGGTCACTCGTTAACAGCATGATTGCCACGGATGGCAACATATTAACGGCATAATATTGACTTTTTGAATAAAGTTGGGTAAATTTGACCCAAGAATGGCAGATTTATATCCGTTCACATTCTTTCATCTTTTACCCACCTCATCTTTAAGTTCTAAGCGCACTGACATGCGCATCATAAACTCGAGAGCACATAGGAATAGAGCCTGAGAAATATCGCTTTTGGCGACTTCTCTCGTGGTGATATTTCTATGTCAGCAGGCTCTAATATCTATGTGGTTCGCCTATGTTAAAACGTGAAGATGCATTGAGACTTTTTAATTACAATCCAGATACTGGAATTCTTACATGGAAGAATCCACCTCGGTCCTCTAGATTTATCTATGGCGCTGTTGTTGGCTATAAAACAAATGGATATCTGCAGGTAAAACTTTATGGAATGCGGCTATATGTCCATAGAATTGCATGGCTGATGGTTTACAATGATTGGCCAACCGATGTGATTGACCATATTAATGGTGATAGGTCTGATAACCGGATAGCCAATCTTCGTGTTGTTACTAACACTCAAAACTCATGGAACAGCAAGATGAGGAAAAACAATTCATCTGGTGTGAAGGGGGTGACTTTTAATTCTGCTGCAAACAAGTGGATTGGAAGAATTAGGGTCAATGGTAAAAGGATTCATGTAGGGTGTTTTGACGATATCGAGGAGGCTAGAAAGGCAATGGAAAATGCCAGGATAAAATATCATGGTGAATTCTCCAGTATGGGATAGATGGGTTAATTCGCTCGTTGTGGTAGTGAGATGAAAAGAGGCGGCGCTTACTACCGATTCCGCCTAGTTGGTCACTTCGACGTATCGTCTGGAACTCCAACCATCGCAGGCTGAGAGGTCTGCAAAATGCAATCCCGAAACAGTTCGCAGGTAATAGTTAGAGCCTGCATAACGGTTTCGGGATTTTTTATATCTGTGCAACAGGTAAGAGCATTCTCCCTTATGGGGCTTGGCTTAAATGCATTGAGTGCTCTTTCCGTTGTGCTGAATTAAGCGAGTACCGGAAGCAGAACCGGATCACCAAATGCGTACAGGCGTCATCGCCGCCCAGCAACAGCACGACCCAAACTGAGCCGTAGCCACTGGCTATCCTGAATTCATCAGTGATAGTTACGCTGCTGCCTTCTACACATGACCTTCGTGAAAGCGGGTGGCAAGAGGCTGCGCTAACAACCTCCTGCCGTTTTGCCCGTGCATATCGGTCACGAACAAATCTGATTACTAAACACAGTAGCCTGGATTTGTTCTATCAGTAATCGACCTTATTCCTAATTAAATAGAGCAAATCCCCTTATTGGGGGTAAGACATGAAGATGCCAGAAAAACATGACCTGTTAGCCGCTATTCTCGCGGCAAAGGAACAAGGCATCGGGGCAATCCTTGCGTTTGCAATGGCGTACCTTCGCGGCAGATATAATGGCGGTGCGTTTACAAAAACAGTAATCGACGCAACGATGTGCGCCATTATCGCCTGGTTCATTCGTGACCTTCTCGACTTCGCCGGACTAAGTAGCAATCTCGCTTATATAACGAGCGTGTTCATCGGCTACATCGGCACAGACTCGATTGGTTCGCTAATCAAACGCTTCGCTGCTAAAAAAGCCGGAGTCGATGATGCAAATCAGCAGTAACGGAATCACCAGATTAAAACGTGAAGAAGGTGAGAGTCTAAAAGCCTATCCAGATAGCAGGGGGATACCAACCATTGGGGTTGGGCATACCGGAAAAGTGGATGGTAATCCTGTCGTATCAGGGATGACAATCACATCCGAAAAATCGTCTGAACTGCTTAAAGAGGATTTGCAGTGGGTTGAAGATGCGATAAGTAGTCTTGTTCGCGTCCAGCTGAATCAGAACCAGTATGATGCACTATGTAGCCTGATATTCAATATAGGTAAATCAGCATTTGCTGGCTCTACCGTTCTGCGCCAGTTGAATTTAAAGAATTACCAGGCAGCGGCAGATGCTTTCCTGCTATGGAAAAAAGCTGGTAAAGACCCTGATATTCTCCTTCCACGGAGGCGGCGAGAAAGGGCGCTGTTCCTGTCATGATGTTCAACTGGAAAGCGATGTTTGTTGGCCTGTTGCTCGTCTCTCTAATTGTTGCTGTTCGGCTGGCAAATCACTACCGCAATAACGCTATCACTTACAAGGACCAGCGCGACACCGCTACCCACAAGCTGACACTGGCGAACGCGACAATTACCGACATGATGAAGCGCCAGCGTGACGTTGCCGCCCTAGATGCCAGATATACAAAGGAGCTTGCTGATGCTAACGCGACTATCGAAAGTCTCCGTGCTGATGTTTCTGCTGGTCGTAAGCGCCTGCAAGTCGCCGCCACCTGTGCAAAGTCAACGACCGGATCCAGCGGCATGGGCGATGGAGAAAGCCCAAGACTTACAGCAGATGCTGAACTCAATTATTACCGTCTCCGAAGTGGAATCGACAGGATAACCGCGCAGGTTAACTACCTGCAGGAGTACATCAGGAGTCAGTGCTTAAAATAATTTTAATTTCACTGAAATTTAACAAGTGACTTTCAGGAAAATGCCTCGCAGATGCGGGGCGTTTTTGTATAGGTGTTTCACCGCGCACCGCAGCGCACAACAACCACCGAACCTGACCCTTTGGAATGGGCCTTTGAGGATACCAGTTAGTGCTGGCGAGCCTCGGTGGGCTGGTTTCCTGTGCGGCAAAGGTTCATTTCAAAGAAGAAGGCAACGCCATGAATGAATTAATTGCGAATCATGACTTCGACTTTCGCCAGTTAGTTACCGCAGCAGAAGGTCAACCGGTAACTGACACCTTCCAGATTGCTAAGGCATTTGGTAAGCGTCACGCGGACGTATTGAGGGCGCTGAAAAATTGTCATTGCTCTGAAGATTTCCGGAGAGCGCATTTTTGCGTTTCCGAAAAAATCAATAAGTTAGGGATTTTCGATAAGAAGCAGATTTACTACCGCATGGACTTTAGCGGATTCGTTATGCTGGTCATGGGATTTAATGGCGCAAAAGCCGACGCCGTTAAAGAGGCCTATATAAATGCCTTTAACTGGATGTCAGCAGAACTCCGTAAGTACAGCGAAAGTTATGAAGCAGAACGCAACGCCATAATGCTGGAGTATATGAAAGAGAAGGATGTCGCCAGCATGTCTGGCCGCCTGCTCAATCGCTGGGGAAAAATTAAGAAGCCTCAGCTACTGGCGAGAATTGAACGCCTTGAACAGCACGGGCAAACCGTAATCCCGGGGCTCACTAATTAACGGCAGTACAGCGACATAACCCAAGCCAGTAAGTAGGGAAATAACACTGGCAGCCACTGAAAGATGAACCTCCTGCCTTATGGCAAAAAAGATTCTTTGTGGTGGCGGACTGATGGAAAGACATCGGTTATTGCAGGGGCCATTCAATGAGTGGTCTCGACAATGGCTTATGCCCTACACGGGATAACTTAACTGATATCCCTTTTAACGGATAAACGGAGCCAACAATGGCAGAGATTATTCCCATGACTGAAGAACAGAAATTCCAGTTAGAGATTTACAAACTGGTCATGAACCAGAACGCAGCCGCAGAGGAAGCATTTCAATTCATTGGCACTGACGAGCTGAAGCTTGAGCTATTCAAAATTCACTTCCAGTCAGGCGGCGCTAATTCAGATATCACGACTCGCACTATCGAAGCGGTGCGTAAATCGAAGGAAGCGTTAGACCTGTTCACCACCGGAGCATGATGTGATCCGCGTAATAAATTTGGGTAAGGAGAAGAAATTCCCAATTACTCAAGAGCTATACGAGCGGCTGGAAAGCGTCATTCATGATTACGATGGTGAAATCAGTGTATGCGAGGCGATTGGCACACTCGAATTGCTGAAGCAGTCATTGATTGAAGGCGCGAAAGAGTCCTCAACCTGAAATAACAATTAAGTGAGATGAATATGGCGACTGATCCAAAAGCTGGTCGCCCCTCTGATTATATGCCGGAGGTGGCTGACGATATCTGCTCGTTGCTTTCTTCTGGCGAGAGTTTGCTAAAGGTATGTAAGCGCCCTGGTATGCCGGATAAGTCCACTGTTTTCCGCTGGTTGGCAAAGCATGAGGATTTTCGCGACAAGTACGCGAAGGCAACTGAGGCACGAGCTGATTCTATTTTCGAAGAGATATTCGAAATTGCTGACAATGCGATTCCAGATGCTGCTGAGGTGGCAAAGGCAAGACTTCGCGTTGATACCCGCAAATGGGCGCTGGCCAGAATGAATCCCCGTAAGTATGGCGACAAGGTAACTAACGAGCTTGTCGGTAAGGACGGCGGCGCAATCCAGATTGAAACATCACCGATGAGCACTCTATTCGGAAAATGACCTCGATTAATCCTATCTTTGAACCGTTCATTGAGGCGCATCGCTACAAAGTCGCCAAAGGCGGTCGAGGTAGCGGTAAGTCATGGGCAATTGCGAGGCTGCTTGTTGAAGCGGCGCGTCGGCAGCCTGTGCGTATTCTCTGCGCTCGTGAGCTGCAAAACAGTATCAGTGATTCGGTAATCCGGTTGCTTGAAGACACTATCGAGCGGGAAGGGTATTCGGCTGAGTTTGAAATTCAGCGTTCAATGATTCGTCATCTCGGAACGAATGCTGAATTCATGTTCTACGGCATCAAAAGCAACCCGACGAAGATTAAATCGCTCGAAGGCATTGATATCTGCTGGGTGGAAGAAGCGGAAGCGGTAACGAAAGAATCATGGGATATCCTGATACCAACCATCCGCAAGCCGTTTTCCGAAATATGGGTGAGCTTTAACTCGAAAAACATCCTCGACGATACCTATCAGCGATTCGTCGTAAATCCTCCCGATGATATTTGTCTGCTGACAGTGAACTACACCGACAACCCGCACTTTCCTGAAGTTCTCCGCCTGGAGATGGAAGAGTGTAAACGCAGAAATCCGACACTGTATCGTCATATCTGGCTTGGTGAGCCAGTAAGCGCAAGTGATATGGCAATCATCAAACGTGAATGGCTTGAAGCTGCTACCGATGCGCACAAGAAACTCGGATGGAAAGCAAAAGGCGCTGTTGTTTCTGCGCATGACCCATCAGATACAGGGCCGGATGCTAAAGGTTACGCATCGCGTCACGGCTCGGTGGTTAAGCGTATTGCCGAAGGTCTGCTGATGGACATCAACGAGGGTGCTGACTGGGCTACTTCGCTGGCGATTGAAGACGGTGCTGACCATTACCTGTGGGATGGTGATGGTGTTGGTGCTGGGCTACGCAGACAGACAACGGAAGCATTCTCCGGAAAGAAAATCACCGCCACGATGTTCAAGGGTAGCGAATCGCCATTCGATGAAGATGCACCGTATCAGGCCGGAGCATGGGCTGATGAAGTCGTACAGGGTGACAACGTTCGCACTATTGGCGATGTGTTCCGCAATAAGCGAGCACAATTCTATTACGCGCTGGCTGACAGGCTGTATCTGACATATCGGGCGGTTGTCCACGGTGAGTATGCAGACCCCGACGACATGCTGAGTTTCGACAAAGAAGCGATAGGCGAGAAGATGCTGGAGAAGCTGTTTGCAGAACTGACGCAGATTCAGCGCAAATTCAATAACAACGGGAAGCTGGAGCTAATGACTAAGGTCGAAATGAAGCAGAAGCTCGGTATTCCATCTCCTAACCTGGCTGATGCGCTGATGATGTGTATGCATTGCCCGGAGTCGGCTGCGCAACCCGACTATTCCAGTTACTCAATTCCTTGTGGTGTAGGTTGATATGGCAGAAAAAAAGATGACTGACTGGCATCGCAAGGTGCTGTGCAACTTTGATAATGCCTGGTCAGCAACGCAGGATATGCGTGAGCAGATTATTGAGGCTCAACGTTTCGTCCGGGTGTCCGGCGCACAGTGGGAAGGTAGCACAAACGCTGGTTACTCATTTGATGAGGGCAGGTTTGAGCATTACCCGCGCTTTGAACTGAATAAGATTGCCCGTGAATGTGATCGCATCATTGGCGAGTATCGACAGAATCGCATCAGCGTTAAATTCAGGCCGAAGGATGACAAGGCATCGGAAGCGTTAGCCGAAAAGATGAACGGCAAATTCCGCGCTGACTATCAGGAAACATCCGGTGGCGAAGCGTGTGATAACGCATTTGATGATGCTGTAACGGGCGGGTTCGGTTGTTTCCGCATGTGTGCCGATTACGAAGATGAAATGGATCCGAGTAACGAGCAACGCCGTATAAGCCTTCTCCCTGTTTACGACCCAGCGACATGCGTCTTCTTTGATCAGGACAGCAAGCAATATGACCGCTCTGATGCTATGTGGGCTATGGAAATGTTCTCCATGACGCCCAAAGCGTTCGAGGCTGAATACCCTAATTCCACCGCGGCAAGCCTTTCTCGTGATGACACTGGCACTCAATATGACTGGTCAACGCCCGATGCCATCTATGTTGGACGCTACTACGAAGTTCGCATAGAGAAGGTGAAGCTCACGGCGTGGCGCAACCCTGTTAGCGGAGAAACGGCAATCTATGATGAAGAGCAAATCAAAGATATTGTCGACGAGCTGACCGATGGTGCATTCGAGCTGATCGGTGAGCGGACAGTGAAGAAACGCCGCGTTTATTGCGGTCTTCTGTCTGGCGCTGAATGGCTGGAAGAACCGAAGCGTATTCCGGGCGAACATATTCCTCTCATCCCGGTATATGGGCGTCGCTCATTTGTTGATAATCAGGAGCGAATCGAAGGCCACGCAGCAAAAGCGATGGATGCACAGCGTCTTGAGAACCTGATGGTTTCCATGATTGCAGATAACGCCACTCAGGCTGGCGGTGATGGCATTCCTATCGTGGATGTTGATTTCATTCCCGGCCCATTAATGAACCACTGGGCAGAGAGGAATAAGAAAAGACCTGCAGTTCTTCCTATGACCAGCAAGAAGGACAAAAACGGAACAGTCATTTCAGAAGCTCAGGTTGCTGGCTGGACACCTCCGACACAAATGCCTCCAGCTCTTGCCGGGCTATTGCAGTACACCGGAACGGCTATTCAGCAAATTACAGGTGCGTCGCAGCTTGAGAACATGCCGAGCAACGTCGCCACCGATACCGTTGATAGCATCTTTAACCGGATGGATACGCAGTCCTATATCTACATGGACAACATGGCTAAATCCATGCGTCGCGCTGGCGTTGTGTGGCTTTCTATGGCGCGTGAAGTCTATGGCAGCGATACGCCGATGCGTATCGTTAATGAGGACGGCAGCGATGACGTGGCGCTGATGACTGGTGAAGTGGTTGACCGTCAGACAGGGCAGGTTATCGCGCTTAACGACCTTTCGCAGGGTAACTATGAAGTGACTGTCGATGTTGGTCAGTCGTTCGCTACTCGCCGTGATGCAACGGTTAAGTCGTTACTTTCCATGCTGGCACTTATCCCACCAGGAACGCCGAAGCACGACCTTGTATCGTCGATGATTCTCGACAATATGGACGGCGAAGGGATGGGCGACCTTAAAGAATACAACCGCAATCAGTTGCTTCTGTCTGGAGTTATCAAGCCGAGAACACCAGAAGAACAGCAGATGGTTGAGCAGGCGAAACAACAACAGGCCAGTCAGCCAGATCCGGCTATGGTTGCTGCGCAAGGTCAGCTTCTTGCTGGTCAGGCTGAATTGCAGAAAGCGCAGAACGAACAGGCAGCCATTCAGGTTAAAGCATTCCAGGCACAGACTGATGCTCAGGTTGCAGCGGCAAATGTTGTGAAAATCCTCGCATCTGCCGATAGCCAGCAGAAATCTGATATCCGCGAGGCTCTGAAACTGCTCGGACAGTTCCAGCAACAGCAAGGAGACAATGCCCGTGCTGATGCAGAGCTTGTCCTGAAAAGTCAGGCACAGGGCCATGCGCTGCGCATGGACATCAGCAGCATCCTGCAAAAATCAACTCAGCAACAACCACAGCAGTAATTAACCCATAACGTGCAATGGCTGTCTTTATGAGGCCAGGCACCCTATTGCCTTCCGATGGGCTGAACATCGAGTAAACAGGGGTAACAAATGGACCAGATGGCAGAAAACACACCAGAAGTTGAAATCGAAACCGACGCGTCAGAGAAGATTCCTGATGATGTCGAACTGGCTGAAGAAGTCGAAACAGAAGATGGCAGTGAGTCCTCCGGCAATGATGCAGAGGAAGCTACTGAAACTGATGACGACGAATCAGAACAGGAATTCTACTTTGGTGACGAAAAGCTGGATTCGCCAACCAGCGAAGATAGCGCAGAGCATGGACTGGTAAAACACCTGCGCAAGACGATTAAAGAGAAAGACCGCGAGCTGAAAGAGCTGATGCGTCAGTCTCAGAAACCCGTCGAGCAGCAGCCGGTAATCACTCAACCACCGCGAATGCCAAAACTGGATGATGAGGACATCGGTTTCGATGAAGAAATCTATCAGCAACGCATGGCTAAGTGGGCAGAGGATAACGGAAAGTACCAGCAACAGGAGATGGCTCGCAAGCAGAAGGAGCAGGAGCTTCAGGCTGCCTATCAAGAGCGATTATCCAAATATCAGCAACGTGTTAAGGCTCTCAAAGTTCCTGGCTATCAGGAAGCTGAGCAGGCCGTACTCGAGGAAATTCCCATCGAGACACAAAACGCGATCCTGTTTGAGTCAGAGAAGCCGGAAATCGTTGTTCTGGCGCTCGGTCGCAACGCTGAACTGCGCAAGCAACTGGCAGAAGCTACCAACCCCGTAGCAATTGGTCGTCTGCTGGAACGTATCGAATCGAAGGCCAGAATCATGCCAAAAGCAAAAACCACGGCAGCCACAACCCCGACAGTTAAGGGGAGCAACGGCGCAGTAATCAATAACCTCGACAAACTGAAAGCCAAGGCGCTGGAAACTGGTGACTGGACGCCGTATTTCGCCGCTAAAAAGGCAAAAAAATAACCTATCGGAGCATTAAGCATGGCTAACCAATTAGCAAAAGACCTTGAAATCATGTTCGAAAACTACGTTGAAGGCTTTGAGGCCGCCTGCGTAGTTTCCCGTAACGCTAAAAAATTCCGTCCCGGTGATACCGCAATGCAGCGAGCAGGTGATGTTCTGTATCGTCCGCAGCATTACCACATGAACATTGAAGAAGGCCTCGATCTCAGCGGCAAAACGCCTACAGCACTGGTTCAGCGCCTTGTTCCTTCTGTGTTCAAGGAGCCGAAAAACATTCTGTACACTCTGGATGCGCGTGAAATGCGTGACCCGGAACATAAAACTGAAGCTGGTCGAGCCGCAGGTATGCGCCTTGCTGCACAGATTGACTCTGACCTGATTTCCATGGTCACGCAGCGTGCTACTAACGTGATCACGATGGCTGACTCAACCACAGGTTCACAGGGCCGTGATTTGTGGAACTGTGCGGCAGGTATTGATGCCACCATGACGGCGATTGGTGTACCTCAGGGTATCAACCGTCGCTCTTTCTGGAACCCCTTCAACTACAAAGACCTTGCTGGCGAGCTTGGTCACCGTGCCTATGCTCAGGGCGCAACCCTGACAGCATACGAAAAAGCGCAGATCCCTCCGGTTGCGTCCTTCGATAGCTACAAGACCGATATTTCTGGTCGTGTTCCAAAGGGTACAGCAACTTCCCTGACGCTGGCGGCTGAACCTACGCACAAGGTTGAAGCGAAAGATGCCAACGATATGCCAGTGGATAACCGACAGGGGACCATTACGGTATCTGCATCTGGTTTGCAGGTTGGCGATGCGTTCACCATTGCTGGCGTGAATTCCGTACACCAGATCACCAAAGATACCACCGGGCAGCCGCAGGTATTCCGCGTTCTGGCAGTAAGCGGAACGACAGTAACTATCTCCCCGAAAATTCTGCCGCCTGACAACGCGGATGTAGCCAGCCGACCATATGCAAACGTTGATGCTAACGCGGCAAATAGCGCAGCAATCACCATTCTCAACAAGAATGCCGCACCGGCTAACCTGTTCTGGGCTGATGGTTCTGTTGAACTGATGTACGGCAAACTGGCGTTCCCGACTGGTCAGGGTCCACAGGTAATGACAGCAACCACCGAGCAGGGCGCTACGCTGATCATGTCTTACGCCTTCGACCACATCAAAGGCGTAACCACTGCTCGTTTCACCACTCTGTACGGTTGCTCTGTACTTGTTCCTGAATATACGGGCATCGTTATTGCCGGGCAGTAATTTTGGTGGGGCTTCGGCCCCATTTTTATTGGGAGAAGACAATGGCACGAACAATGCTCTATAAGCCTGGCAACATGATCACCTGTGGTCAGTTTGCTGTCGATTACATCATTGTTGATGACGAAGAAGTTAAATCTCACCTGAAAAAAGGTTGGGTAAAAACTCCTGAAGAAACCGCAACGAAGCAAAAAGTGGCTAAGGCGGAAGAAGATGGCGAAAACGAAGGGTGATCTCGTTCTAAAGGCTTTACGAAAAGCCGGGCTGTATTCCAATGCCACGTTGACAGATGCTGACCCTCAGGCAATTGAAGATGCCATTAATGACCTCGAAGACATGATGGCAGCATGGCAGGCTAAAGGTATCGAGCTTGGGTATCAGTTTGCTGATACAGAAAACGGCATCATGCCGTTACCTGACGATGATTCAGGTATCCCTGCATGGGCAAATGATGGCGTCGCTTTGAAACTCGCTGTGCAAGTGTGCATGGATAACGTCATTCAGCCGTCAGACGCTCTCCTTACCGCTGCTGACAGTGCATATCAAACAATCTGTATCGCTTTAACCAAAATACCACCACTTGAGCGGCGAAATGACATGCCTCGCGGTAGTGGTAACAAAAGCGCGTTTACGTGGAATCGGTTTTACATCGAGAAAGATGATCCGAGTACGTGAGGTGAATAAATGCCGATTCAGCAACTTCCGCTTATGAAAGGTGTCGGCAAAGACTTTCGAAACGCCGACTATATCGACTATCTGCCAGTGAATATGTTGGCAACCCCCAAAGAAATCCTTAACAGCAGCGGATATCTTCGCTCATTCCCGGGCATTGCCAAACGTTCTGATGTGAACGGCGTATCTCGCGGCGTCGAGTACAACATGGCGCAGAATGCTGTTTATCGTGTGTGTGGTGGCAAGCTCTACAAAGGGGAAACCGTAGTCGGTGATATAGCCGGAAGCGGTCGCGTATCAATGGCACATGGTCGCACATCACAGGCGGTAGGCGTTAATGGTCAACTGGTCGAGTACCGCTATGATGGCACGGTTAAAACCGTCTCAAACTGGCCTGCAGACAGCGGATTCACGCAATATGAGTTAGGTTCAGTGCGCGACATTACGCGCTTACGTGGGCGTTATGCGTGGTCAAAAGACGGCACTGATTCATGGTTTATCACTGACCTCGAAGATGAATCGCATCCTGACCGCTACAGTGCAGAATATCGCGCAGAATCGCAGCCTGACGGGATAATTGGGATAGGTTCATGGCGAGATTTCATCGTCTGCTTTGGCTCGTCGACGATAGAGTATTTCTCGCTTACCGGAACAACCACAGCAGGCGCAGCGCTTTACGTTGCTCAGCCATCTCTAATGGTGCAGAAGGGTATTGCCGGAACATACTGCAAAACGCCGTTCGCTGATTCATACGCCTTTATCAGTCATCCGGCTACTGGCGCACCTTCCGTCTACATCATCGGGTCAGGGCAGGCTTCACCAATTGCGACCGCCAGTATTGAGAAGATTATCCGCTCATACACAGCTGAAGAACTGGCGACGGGTATAATGGAAACTTTGCGCTTCGATTCTCATGAGCTTCTAATTATTCATCTCCCGCGTCATGTGCTGGTTTACGATGCCTCATCAAGCCAGAACGGGCCGCAATGGTGCGTACTGAAAACAGGTTTATACGACGATGTTTATCGCGCCATCGACTTCATGTACGAAGGCAACCAGATAACGTGCGGCGATAAATCAGAAGCAGTGACAGGGCAGTTGCAATTCGACATTAGTAGTCAGTACGACAAGCAGCAAGAACATCTGCTGTTTACACCCCTCTTCAAGGCAGATAACGCCAGATGCTTCGACCTTGAGGTTGAATCATCCACTGGTGTTGCTCAATATGCTGACCGACTGTTTCTGTCTGCAACCACAGACGGAATCAATTACGGTCGCGAACAGATGATTGAACAAAATGAGCCGTTTGTGTACGACAAGCGTGTTATCTGGAAACGTGTTGGGCGCATTCGTCGATTAATTGGATTCAAACTGCGGGTAATCACCAAATCACCAGTAACACTATCCGGGTGTCAAATTCGTCTGGAGTAAAATATGGCAGACCCGTCACTTAATAATCCCGTCATCATTCAGGCTACTCGTCTTGATGCCTCAATCCTCCCACGCAACGTCTTCAGCCGGTCCTATCTGCTCTACGTAATCGCGCAGGGGACTGACGTTGGCGCTATTGCGGGAAAGGCAAACGAAGCAGGGCAAGGCGCCTATGACGCGCAGGTAAAGAACGATGAGCAGGATGTTGAGCTTGCAGACCACGAAGAGAGAATTCAACAGTTACGCATTGACGTAGACGACCATGAAATACGTATTACTGCAAATGCCAATGCAATTGCGGTACTGGATGTCAGACTAACCACGGCTGAAGGCAAAATAGTCACCTTGCAGGCTGATGTCAGTGCTCTTGATGGTAGGGTTACGGCTGCTGAAAGCACTATTTCTTCATTGCAGGCTGATTACGTATCGAAGTCAGCAACTGCTTCTCAATCGCTGGCGTCACCTCTCAACGTGACAACGTCCTATTCAGTTGGCGGCACTAAAGTTATCGGTGCGCGACAGACAGGATGGACAGCAGCAACAGGTGCTGCGCTTCTCGGTGCATTCAACGCTAACCAGGCATACACGGTCAGTGCCACATATACGCAGTCTGAGGTATCAGCTATGGCTACCGGATTGCAGCAGGCGCGGCAGCGTATCAAAGCTCTCGAAGATGCAATACGAACTCATGGATTGATCAACTGATGATTACATTCACTCCCACCCGAAACATCGACCTGATAGAAACGGTCGGCAACCATCCCGACATCATAGCCGGGAGTAACAACGGTGACGGATACGACTACAAGCCTGAGTGCCGCTATTTCGAAGTGAACGTACATGGTCAGTTCGGTGGCATCGTGTATTACAACGAGATTCAGCCGCTGACCTTTGACTGCCACGCCATGTACCTGCCTGAGATTCGCGGATTCAGTAAGGAAATCGGGCTGACGTTCTGGCGATACATTCTCACCAATACCACCGTTCAGTGCGTTACATCATTTGCTGCACGCAAATTTCGCCACGGTCAGATGTACTGCGCAATGATTGGCCTTAAGCGTGTAGGAACCATCAAGAAATACTTCAAAGGCGTGGATGACGTGACGTTTTACAGCGCCACACGCGAAGAACTAATCGACTTCCTGAATCACGGGAGATAAACATGTTATATGCATTTAAGCTGGGCAGAAAACTGCGCGGCGAGGAGCCTTATTGCGCTGAAAAAGGCGGAAAAGGTGGCTCATCAAGCAGCGGAGCAAAAGAGGCCGCAAGAGCAACACAGTACGCCGCAGACCTGCAAAACCAACAATTCAATCGTGTGATGGAGCAGTTGGCACCTTACGCCGCCGCAGGTTTGCCGGCTCTCCAGCAGATTCAGCAGCTATCAACACTGGAAGGTCAGAACAGCGCTCTCAATCAGTATTACAACTCCGATCAACATAAGCAGTTAGCTAATCAGGCTCGCTATCAGTCACTGAATGCAGCGGAAGCCACCGGAGGTCTTGGCTCTACTGCAACATCAAACCAACTGGCAGCCATCGCGCCAACTCTCGGGCAAAACTGGCTATCAGGGCAGATGCAGAATTACGGCAACCTGTTAAATGTTGGTCAGTCTGCAGCAGCAGGTCAGGCATCAGCCGGACAAAACTATGCAAACAACGCCGGTAATCTTGCGCAGCAAATGGCGGCGATTCGCTCTCAGGGCTCTGGAACATCATCACTGAGTAACGCAATTAGCGGTGGTACGAGCGGCGCAATGGCCGGGGCAGGGCTGGCAGGATTGATTGGTACGTCAACGGGCTGGGGTGCTGGTATTGGTGCTGGCCTAGGAATTTTAGGTTCTCTGTTCTAAGGAGCTATCGTGGCTACATTTCAACTCGCCGGGTTGCCATCAATGCAGGTAGCGAACCAGAACGCGCCCGGGCAACCATCATTATCAAGTTACGACTTCAGCCAGCGTCCAAACGTTGGCGTTCAGTTAGCTCAGGGTATCGGCGGTGTAGCTCAGGCTATCGGCCAGGGTGAGGCCGCCAAGCGTCTATCTGAATTCCAGCAGGCGTTCGGGCAGGCTTATGCAGCAGGTGATCGTGATGCCTTACGCCAACTCGCAGCCACAAACCCAGACCAGATTGAAACAATCCGTCAGGGTATGGGGTTTATTGATGCCGATAAGAATCAGGCAATGGGAGACATGTCAGCTCGCCTTAACATTGCTGCCGCTCAGGGTCCGGAAGCGGTAATGAAAGAACTCGCAGCCCATCAGAACACGCTGCAGCAAATTGGTGTATCTCCTGAGCAGGCGTGGCAGACATACCAGCAAAGTCCTGAAGGATTTGCTCAGTTAACAGACCTGATCGGGATGCACGCAGTAGGACCAGAAAAGTATTTCGATATTCAGGATAAGTTGACTGGTCGAGATATTGATCGAGGTCGACTTGCTGAAACAATCCGCAGCAATAAAGCAGGGGAAGGACTTCAGGCTCGCGGGCAAAATATTACTATGCGCGGACAAGACATGTCAGCCTCTACAGCCCGCCGCGGTCAGGATTTGGCAATGCAAAGGGCAAACGCCAGAACGATATCAGGAGTTGAGGGGAATCGGGTCGTTCAGCTTGCAGATGGTAGAACAGTCAACATTGACGGAAAACTTCACGGCGCAGGGGCGAATGCATTTTACGAAGGCATTGACGATAACGGCAATATGGTTCGCGTGCCGGCAAGTGCTATTGCAGCACCTCCAACGTCTGCGGCAAGCGCACAGAACTACGCGATGAAGAAAGACATTGACGCAATCGCAAATGCAGATGCTTCTGCTCTCGATTTCATGACTGGCATGACTGGCGGAGCAGGAAATCCGGCAATTGGTGCAGATGTTCGCAGCCGATTCACAGGCAAAGAGCAACGCCAGTTATATAACTCCGCACAACGTATTCAGGGAAGAATGCAGAATCAGGGCGTGGCAGCAGCAAGAGATATGGGCGCTAGCGGTATCAATACCATTGCAGAAGCGAAGATGTATTTTCAGGGGATGCCGCAGGTTGACTACTCAAGCCCGGAGGCTATGCAGCAGTCTATTCGTGAGATTCAGGAATACACCAACAATTATAACAAGCAGTACAACGTTAATGTTGGTAAATCGCAGTATCAGCAATCCCAACCTGTACAGAAATCACAGTCTGCATCCAACAGCAACTTTTCTTCACTATGGGGTGATTAATGGCTAAGGCATGGAAAGACGTTATTGCCTCTCAACAGTACCAGGCATTAGCACCAGAGCAGAAAGCACAGGCGCAGGAGCAATACTTCAATGAAATAGTAGCACCGCAAGCCGGAAACGATGCAGAGAAGGCTAAACAGGCTTTCTATGCTGCTTATCCACCTCCAACGACTCAACAACCAGCACAACAACCACAGGAATTGGCGGAGCCACAGCAACAAGGTGGCTTCATTTCTGACCTTGGCAATGCTGCTGCAGAGACTGGGCGTGGATTGCTACAGGCTGGCGTTAATCTGGCAAATATCCCGGCATCAATGGCTGATGCTGTCGTCAGCGCCGGTGCATGGGCTGGTCAGAAGCTTGGCATTGGTGACGGAACTTATCAGCCTGCACCTCGAGTCACTACCCAAGGACTTGAGCAGGACTTTGGCTTGCAACAAGGTTCACTTACCCCTAAGACGACAGAAGGTAAAATCTTCTCTGAAGCGCTTCCATATCTGACTCCTGTTGGTGCAGAGAGAATTGCAGCGCAAGCACCATCTATTGCTAGTCGAGTTGCTCAGGGAGCATCTCGTTTGCTGGCTGAGAACGCTGTTGGTTCACTTGCTGCTAATAGTGAGCGAGATAATCCTGAAGCACTGGCAACAGACTTAGGGACGGGCGTCGTATTGGGTGGTGCGATTAACCAGTTAGGTCGTGCAGCCGGTGCTGCTTATCGTGGGATTCGCGGGACGATCGCACCAGAAGCGCAGCAGGCTATTCAATTCGCTAATGCTGCTGACGTTCCTCTACATACTACTGATGTTTTGCAGCCAAATTCCCGCGTCGGCCGCATGGCGCAAACTACAGCTGAAAACATCCCATTTGCCGGGACAAGTTCAATGCGCGCTAATCAGCAAGAGGCTCGCAGTCAGTTGGTGGATGAGTTTGCATCGCGATTTGGTGAATACGATCCGTCGATTGTAGTTGGCAGCCTGAAGGCTAAATCATCTGGGATTCGTAGGGCCGCTGGAAATCGCCTTGAGCAGGTGCAGAATGCAATGGCAGGAGTTAACATTCAGCCGAGCAGGGCCATTCAGCAAATTGATAATGAAATCGCTGATTTGCAGAAGCTTGGAGGTGCAGCCGATAACGAAACCATCTCAAAGCTTAAAGTATACAGGGATGAGTTATCTCGAAATGCCGGGGCAAGCGGACCAATGGCGATGGATCTGCAGCAGCTGAGTGCATTGCGCAGCCAATTCAGACAGGACGTAAAGGGCGAGCGTCAGGCGCTAATTAACAGATCCGAGGCTGCAGTTAATCGAGTCTACAACGCAATGACAAGTGATATCGACAGCGCTATCGGACAGAATCTTGGTAATGACACCTTGCGTCGTTATAAGCAAGCCAACGCTATCTACGCTGACGAAGCCAACAAACTCCAGAATACTCGCCTCAAGAACGTTATCATGAAAGGAGACTTAACTCCTGAAGTGGTCAACAACATGCTTTTCAGCAAGAACAAATCAGAGGTTCAGAATCTTTACCGGTCTGTCGGGCAGGTTGGCCGTGCACAAATGCGTAACGGCATCATCGGAAAGGCTATGGAGAAATCAGGCGGTTCTCCGGATCAGTTCCTGCGGCAGGTTAACCTGATGTCTAACCAGACGGGAATCACTTTTAAAGGACGAGATGCGGCGTATCTGAAAGGGTTGAAGAATTATCTTGAATCAACCAAGCGGGCAGGTCAGGCCGGGGTAACAACGCCAACAGGTCAGCAAACGATCCCATTCATCTTAGGGATTGGTTCAGCAACAAATCCTGCGCTAGTTGGAGCAGGTGGTGGTTATGGATTGCTGGCGAGAATGTATGAGAGTGAACCGGCACGAAACGCAATGCTTCGCCTAGCTAACACGCCACGTGGTTCTACCGCATTCGAGAAAGCGTTATCTGATGTTGAGCGGGCAGTTAACTCATTCGCTCAGGGGGCAAAATCAGAATCCTTAAGCGAATAAAAGTTTGCCCACCACAAGGCCGAAGATTAAGAAAGCAAAGTTCAATAAGTCACGTTCCATAAATCCTCCTGATTTTTAATTAATCATAACTCAAATATAACGCAACGCTGCGCAAGTTTTATCTTGTGCGGAATTGTTGCGCTAGGAGCACATTAAATGACAGATATCACTGCCAACGTAGTTGTTTCTAACCCTCGTCCAATCTTTACTGAATCCCGTTCGTTTAAAGCTGTTGCTAATGGGAAAATTTACATTGGTCAGATTGATACCGATCCGGTTAATCCTGCCAATCAGATACCCGTATACATTGAAAACGAGGATGGTTCTCACGTCCAGATTGCTCAGCCGTTAGTCATCAACTCAGCAGGTAAAATAGTTTACAACGGACAACTGGTCAAGATTGTTACCGTGCAAGGCCATAGCATGGCTATTTATAATGCCGCTGGCGCACAGGTTGATTATATTGCTAACGTATTGAAGTATGACCCAGATCAACTAAAGGAACAACTTAATTCTCCATACGGTTATCAATACATTGGGGGGGATCTAAAATCTTACGGGGCTGATAATACTGGTAATATATCGTGTAGTGATTATCTTGATGACATGCTTAAAGACGGCTCTTTTGTAGTGAATTCAGGGAAGTATTTAATTACTAGACCACATAATATAGATGTCTCACTGCTGGAACGGTTGCATATTGGCCCTGATGTAGAGTTCATCATCCGCAGCAACATAGATGGGTTGATATTTAAAAACGTTCTTACTGATGTCATCGGAAACGGAATGAGGATAACTGTCGATATTCCAGGTGGTGGATACACACATATTGCATTAACAATACGTGGAACTAAATATTATTATGGTCCTGGAGAATTAGATCGCAGAACACAAAAAACCAAATTCGGACCGTTCTATGTATATAATAAACAAGGAGCGATAAAACATGATAATGCAGCAACTCCAATTTTAGATGAAGGTTATGGATTCTCAATTGACTGTAATTCACATGATGAGGAGATATTAATATGGAATGAAATTGAAGTTTCATCTACAGGGTTTACTATAGCTCATAGTATAGGAGTTGGAACAAATCCCCTAAATTTTATATCTTCACTAGAACTAAAATTAGTATCTTGGTTGTCAACATATCATTTCAGAGACTCTAGTATACCAAAAATATCTGGTAATAACTCTGCTGGAATTGGTGATATAAGTGTCAGGCTTAAAATACAGCCGCATAGCCAGATGTTGAAAGTGGTGCACTTAGAACACCCTCCAGGATACATAAGTAACAGTAGATTTAATCTTACTATTTGGGATGCAAATGTATTTGGTTATAAAAAAAATGTGGTTGATGCAACTACATCCAACGAATACTCTAACACCCTTGAGACAAAAAGCTATCCGTTAACACGTGCGCTAAATTATGTTGATGCATCTATATACCCAGTGGCTAACTATATTTCTGGATTGCAACGATCTGATATAATTTTTAGCTCGAATGCTGATTTGGCAAAATATCTATACCTATCATCTGTTGATGAAAATATGACTATATTGGAGGCATGCAACGCCATTAAAGCATGGTGCAATGAGAACAATGTGCGTAATGACTTTGAATTCAGAATACAACTTGTTAATACCACCCCTGATATCAAACAAAAGTTTAATCCTTGGCTTACTGCAATTGGTCAGGATAATGGGTATTTTAAAATAAATGCAACGTATTACAATGGCGTTATAAATTCCATTGTCGCAGATTGGCATAGCGACATTTATGTTAGCGCAGGGACTAGGGAGCATCATGTTATTCAGTGGACTGGCAATAGTAATTATATTGTGCATCAGGTAGTTGAATTTTCTTCCGGTAAAACCGAAGATATTAAATCACGACACGACAGAGCAATGATTGGTCTTTGCTCGTATGATACAGTATTTAAAATTCCGGTGTGGTGGGGAGGAGATGGCAACTACTATAAAGCTGATGGTTCTGTTGCGTATACTGTATAAAATAAGGCACCGATTTGTGCGGTGCCGTCATAGTGATAATAAAATTATCTATGGCATAACCTTATTGACTATCTTTTTATTTAGTGACTGCATAGCAATCGCGCATGATATTGTGATTAAAATAAAGGCAATTGCATTTGATATTAGGTTTTCGGAATAGTTAAATCTTAAAAATGCACCTTCTAGAAGATATATTTCATATGAGTACATTCCTATAAGTGATATAACATAGAAATTGATATTGTGTATTGAATGTAGAAGAATAATACACAAGCCGAAAGAAAAACATGAAATAACAAACATGTAAGTTTCAGGAGCTATTAATAAGTGATAAAAGAAATATGTAAATATTACAAGAGATATAACCCCCAAAATTAATGAAAATAATCTATTTGGTTTTACATATCCTAGTAGAACCCCTGCCGGGAAGCTAAAGGCATGCAAGCTTGATTGATATGTAAGATTTTCCACTCCTTCTACGGTTCCAGTCTTTGAAATAAATACACTTATAAAGAAAAGAATAGAAATCCTTAAAGCATCGTTTTTTAATGTTTTAAATATAATGTAAAATGCAAGATACCAAAAACAAATAAAATAGATAAACCACATTGTACCATCAACGGGGAGTGTTGGGTTTATAAATAATACTGTTTTAAGTACATCAGTAAATGATTTGTATGATACATCATTTAGCACCCCTATTAAAAATGTAGCAACAACAAATGGTATGTATACAGATGAAAATCTTTTTTTAAAAAAATCTTTCAAGCCATTTCTTTTTTCAGAAAGAAATAGTCCATATCCTGACACAAGAAGAAAAACAGACACACCAAATGATGCCACCCATCTAAGCTCATAAGGCAGAGTTGTTTTGTGAATGGTTACAAGGTGAAATAACATAACGAGAACAATAGAAATCCCTTTAAGTTCCTTTGTTTTTTGTAGTGTAAGCATGTTTTGCTCGCAGATTGCACAATGTTGGTGTGTTAATAGTGTTTGCGGTAAATATTAGCATTTTTTATTTTTGTTCTCGACAGACAAATGGTAAAAATGTGCTTAAAATCTGGTATGGCGCAGTCGATACTGTACAGAAATTTTCCTGCTTCATAATTTGCTTTGGTGGTATTACGTCACCTTCTCATCAAGCCAGTCCGCCCAAAATTGCATCATTTCTCTGCGGGTAGCCAGATATGCAGCATGGTTGTAAACTGAGCGCGTCCCGCCGCTTACGTGTGCCAGCTGCATCTCTATTGCGTCGCTGTTCCAGTGCTTCTCGTTGAGTACCGTGCTGAATTGATGTCTGAAACCGTGTCCGCATGTCTGCCCTTCATATCCTATGCCGCGGATTACACCAAGGACGGCATTTTCGCTGATTGGCTTCTTCCTGTCATTCCTTCCCGGGAAGCAAAGTTCGTACTGTCCGGTGATTTGTTGCAGGAATTTGAAAAGCGCTGTAACTTGCTCTGACATTGGAACGACATGCAGTTTTCTTCCTTTCATGACTTCAGGGTCAACGGTGATCAGCCTGTTTTCAAAGTCAATTCCTGACCATACCAACGAACGTAACTCCACTGTTCGCATTGCTGTATAGTGAAGAACTTGAGCAGCAATCTTACCTATAACCCAGCCTCCATACCCATTCAGCGCCCTCTGGAATTCGTGAATGCGATGCATAGGTAGAAAAGGGTAGTTGTTTTTTCTGTAACCCTTCATTGCCCCAACGAGGTCTGGAGCCGGATTATATTTAGCTCTTCCGGTTACTATTGCGTAGCTGAAAACCTCGCCACACCTGCGACGAGCCTTATCAGCACGTTCCATCGCCCCTCTGTCCTCAAATAGCCTGATCACCTTCAGTAGCATCATCGGCTCCACCTCTTCCATTCTCAGATGTCCGATGAGCGGCAATATATCGTCAGTGAACATGTTCATCATTTCGTCAGCATATCCTTTCGACCATACCTTCGATTTATGAGCATGCCACTCCCTGAAGATATCACCGAACGAATCAGCTACTTCTTCCTTTTCCTTCTTCTTTATAGCCTGTTTCTGTTCTGATGGGTCAACGCCAGCAAGCAGCTTCATTTTCGCGTCAGACTGTTTTGCCCTGGCTTCGGTAAGGGAGATTTGCGGATAGGGACCGATGACCAGCGTCTTTTCCTTTCCTTCGAACCGGTAGCGCAT